GACGAACCATTATACCTTGGTTGTGATATTGCCAGATACGGAAGTGACGATTCTATAATTATGCCCAGGAAGGGAAACTTTATTTATACTTGGGAAAAGTTCAGTGGAATGAATACCATAACCCTTGGTGGATTTATCCAACAAGCATACCAGGAAAACGAGGCTGAGGGTTGCGCTATTGATGTCATTGGAGTTGGGGCAGGTGTTGCAGATTGGCTTCAAAAGCACGGAATGAGAAACCTGTTTATGGTGAACGTCGCTAACTCGTCTTCAGATATTGAGAAGTATGATCGGTTAAGAGATGAACTTTGGATAAGGGTCAGGGACAAGTGTCTTATGGGACTTTATAGTTTTCCCTCCGTAATGCTTCCACAAGACACTGAGTCCCTGGGCCAACAACTCGCTGCTGAGTTGTCATCTGTTAGGTACAGTTTCAACGGACATGGTGGTTATAAGATTGAATCAAAAAAGGAACTCAAGGCCCGAGGCATTGCCAGTCCGAACATCGCAGATGCGTTGTGTCTTTCGGAGTATTTTTCGAACATCTCGACTAAAGTGTTCCGACGGAAGGAATCAAAGAAGTCCAATGTAGTGAGACCTTGGCAGTTGGGACATGGCAGGGGATCGGGTAGGGCAAGGTCTCAACGTTGGATGGTTGCATAAGATTCGTCCAATAAACATACGAAACTGAAAAAGGAGAACGAAGATGGCAGGAATAAGTGATTTCATAATGAAGAAACTGTTGGGAGAAGCTCAGGCAAGTCAATCTCCTGCCACTCCCCAAGGTCAACCATCTGAACAGATGGCCCCGCCTCCCAACCAAGGTGCACAACCTTCTGCTGGACCGGGTCCTGGTTCTGACGTCGATCCCCTGGTTGATGACATTGCTAAGAAATTGGCTACACTTGAAGGGTCTCCTGAGCAGAAGTATCAGATCTTTGTTCAACTCGTTCCTCAGATTGCTCAAGCCTTCTTGACTCGGATGCAACAAGGACAGGGACAGGGTGCCGCACAACCTCCTCAGGGTGGTGGATACGATGCGCAGTCTGGTGGAATGGGCCAACCTCAGTAATGAGGGGTTGCGGTAAACTTTGTGTTTTCACTGTTGCTTTTAATGATGCGGCGCGTCCATATCTGATAAGGGTCAAACCATGACTGCACAGGATATGTTAAAGTTAAAGAAATCTTTGGGCACTATCAAACCACTGTTTACGTTTCAACAGTGTAAGAAGTGTAAAAGTACAGTAAAGATTGCTGGTCATCATGTGACTTACATTCCTGAAAAAGTCGAGCCATTATGTTCCAAGTGTCATGCAAAGATAACTGCACTTAATACTGCGGCGGCCATTGTAACTGGGATAAACAAGGATAATGACTTGGAAAAATGTAATGTAATTAGAAGAAAAGTGTGGAGATGGTTTCTGCGGAAGAAAAAGTTTATCACATTGACTGATATTGCATTATTTCTTGGTATTGATTATGAATTTACTGACGACCAGATAAGTTACATTGTCTGCGCCGGTGAACGGTGTCTTTAACAGAGGTATTAAATGCCTGCAAAAATTGCTAAAATGAAGTCTGGATCATATCAAGTACGCACACCTAATGCAGTTCATGCAAAAGGTACGACCTTGGAAAAGGCAAAGAGTCAACAGCGACTTCTTAATGCTATTGAACACAATCCAGACTTTGCTGCGATGATCAAGTCAGGTAAAGGCAGAAATAAAGTAGCTCAACCTAAGGTTTAGACTATGAATTACGAAGAAGACAGTGCCATACTACAGAAGGGTCAAGAGTCTAGTCCAGACGATGACATCTCTTTGTTGAATAAGATGATGGAGTGGTTGAAGACTACCGAGACTGCAACGTCTGAGTCAGACTGGCGTGAGATGGCAAAGGAGTCTTACGATTTCTATGCTGGAAAGCAGGACACTGCTGAAGTGCTGGAACTTCTTGAATCTCAGAGTCGTCCTCCTACCGTTTACAATGAAGTTAAGCCGAAAGTGGATATGCTTATTGGATTGGCTTCTCAGAATAGAAAAGCACCTATGGTGTTTCCTGTTGAGACAAATGATGCGTCTTTGGCCGAAATTGCTAATGGAGCTTTTAAACACTTCAGACGTACGGCACGTGTTGGCAGGAATGAAGTTGAATGCTTTGAGCATATGGCGAAGGCCGGCAGGTCCTTGTTACATTTCTACGTTTCTGGTGAAGATCCTTATAATCCTGAGTTGAAGAGTAAAAGGATTCACGGAAGGGATTACTGGCTTGATCCTTTATCTGTAGAATATGATCTTTCTGATGCGAGGTTTATTTTTGTTGATAAATACTTTACTAAGGAAGATCTTGAATATTACTTTCCAGATCTTAATGCGGATGAGATTTCCCAACTTTCACAGGGTAATCCAGAGAATCCTTCCTTCTATTCGCAAGAACGTGACATGTATCGTGTTACTGAATGTTGGTACAGGAAGATTGAAAAAGTCTATTGGGTTCAGAATCCCTTGACTAAACGTAATGAACCTTTAACTACAGAAGAGTATAAAGACTTTAGTAAAAAGATAAAAGGTGGAATCACACTTCCTGGTGGTCAAACCTTACAGAAAGAACAATTTCCCGCTATTGAGAAGCTGCGAAAGACTATTCACTACGCAGTATTTTCTAATACTAAGATAATTAAACGTGGGCCATCTCCTTACAAACACGGAGAGTTCCCCTATGTTCAGTTCGGTGCATACAAAGACGACGACACGAATTGCTGGTTTGGTGCTATCGAGATGATGAAAGATCCCCAACGAGGGATCAATGTCATGCGGCGGCAACTTCAGCACCTTCTCCAGACTTCACCCAAAGGTTTGTTCCTGCATGAATCAGGTGCAGTTCTTGACATTGAACAGTATGAGAGTAGATCAGCAGAACCTAACTTCCATATGGAATTAGCTCCAGGAGCATTGGGAAAGGGCCAAGTAAAATTTACAGAACAACCTCAAATCAGTCCTGTATATGCGCAGTTGATAGGTCTTGACACACAGACTATGAAGGACGCCTCCGGTATCCAAGATTCACTTCTTGGTGTGCAAACTTCTTCGCGGGAGCCGGGAGTTACAGTTAGGATGAGGCAAGAAACTGGAATGGCTGTGTTGTTTATTATCTTTGATAACTACAGGGAGTCAAGACTTCAGGCGGGTAGACAGTTTCTTTCTTTAATTCAACAGTATGTTACTGATGCGCAGTTGATAAGGATTGATGGTGAGGAGGGTGTTAAACTTAAGGAGATCAATTCGCAGAAAGATCCCAATGCTCCTGGCTTTAATGACATCTCGACTGGTAAGTATGATTTGGTAGTGGATGAGGCGGTTGAAAATCAGACAATGAGGATGGCTACGGCTCAGATGTTGACTGACTATAGCCAAAATAATCCAAACACGGTACCCCCTGATCTGATCATGGAGTATTCTGACCTTCCTTTAACTGCAATAATGAAGGTGAAGGAATATAACAAGATGATGCTCGAACGGGAAGAGCGCATTAAAATGGCTTCTGTTCAGGCATCTCAACAGAGCATCGAGGGTAAACTTGAACTTGAAAAGATGAGTTTGGCTGTTAAGATGCAATTAGGAGAACTTGATGCCTCTGTTAAAATTCTTATTGAAGAGATGCGTAATAAGACGCAGAAAGATATTAGTCAGGATCAATTAGTAATTAATCATGCTGAACAGACTGACTCAAGGGAACATCAGAAAGAAATGCACGAAGATAAGTTAATGATGGGGCATCTTGAACATAAAGATAAAATTGCTCAGGCAGAAGATGCTGCGGCAAGTAAGGACAATAAAGGGAGTGGGGGATAATACGCTTGTGTTGTTTCTCATATCGACACAGTTGACAAGTTTTAATAAAAGATTTGATTAGGAGGAGGGAATTGTATGAGCTTTACCACGGAAGAGTTACTTGCGATGCAGGATGAGGCTGAACGGGAAGCCGGTATCTCGCCTGAGGTCGATAACAAAGTTGACGAATCTGTAAAGGATGATGTTAAAGTTGGTATTGGCAAGGAGGGTGAAGATGGAAGCAAAGAAGAAGGTAAAGATGGCAAAGACCTTGGTGCCAACAAAGAAGAAGGAGGCATCAAAGAAGAAAAAGAAGTAAAACCAGAAGTTAAACCTGAAGTCAAAAAAGAAGAGATTAAGGATGATGAAGAAGTACGGGAGTTAAGGGAGATTGCAAGAGCTCAAAAGGTTGAACTTAACAAGGTTATGTCTGAGTATGAGCGTCTTAACAAGATTCTTAAAGACAAAGGTCTTGTAGATGAAGATGATGAGAAGACTCGAAAGGACCAAGAAGATGTTAATCGCATTAACTATGAGAAACGCCTATCAACTCTGGGTGATATGCTTGAGGTGATGAAGGTCAACCCAAAGTACGAGGATGTTGAGGTTGTCGTCTCGCAACGTCACTTCGATGATATGGTGACTGCGTTGGCTAAATACCATGTATCTCAAAAAGGTGGGGATTTTACGCAGGTGATGACTGAGGTTGAAAGAGAGATCTGGTCTTTGCCTAATCCGTATAAGTATATGTACGATATGGTAAAAAAATACCATCCTACCTTTACAGAGAGTGAGGAAAAGCCTGTTGTTAAGGACAAAGTTAATGTTGATTTAAAGGTTGACTTGAAACCTGATGAGAAGAAACCTGATGAGAAGAAGCCAAAAGAGCAGGCAATGAGTCTTCAAGATCTCCCAGGCGGAAGTGGAAAAGATGGAGGCGGGTGGACATCTGCCAAGATTGATGGAATGGATGAAGATGAACTTATGAAGGTACCCAAAGATATTTATGAAAAGTATCTTAAAGGTGACCTTCCTTAACTAATATGGAGGAATGACTAGTGGCTGGAAATCCGAAAACAGTTTTCTTGACAAGTGACGCCCTGACCAGGAAAAAATGGGCGCGGGATCTTTTCTCAGTACTGCTTCCGGCAACTGAGTTTAATGATCTTACTGGTAAAGACAGTAATGCTATTATCCAGATGAAGACTGATCTGGCTAAGGGAGAAGGTGACAGTATTACCTTTGGCCTCCGTCTGCCTTTGACTGGTGCTGGTGTGCAGGGCAACGATGTGGTTGAAGGGAACGAAGAGAAACTGATCTTCAAGAACTTTGCGGTTACGGTGGAAGAACTCAATCATGCTGTCGATACTGGCGGCAAGATGGAGGAGCAGAGAATTCCCTACGATCTTATGGTCGAAGGTAAGAATGGTTTGCAGGATTGGTGGGCAGCTAAACTGTCTGACTATGCTTTTGCTGTTCTCTGTGGTGATACGAGTTATAATGTGGTCGCTGGTAAGGGTACGTTTGGAACGGCGATTACTGCTCCTACGACTGGTCACGCTCTGCTGATGAATGATGTGGCCGAAGCCTCCATGACCAGTGCTGATATGCTCGATCTGTCCTTCCTGAACAGAATGAAGCAGCGTGCTGAAATGCCCTCCACTGGTTGCTACAAGGTTCGGCCTCTGATCATGGGAGGTAAGAAGTACTTCCGAGTCATTCTTCATACTTACGTTTTCGATGCTCTTCGAGAGAACACGAACGTGGGACAGTGGGGTGATCTGCTGCGGAGTGCTAACAAACTGGCAGTTCCTGGTGTCGAGATTGAGTACAACGGGATGCTTATTTCCAAGTCTGAAAGGATTCGGATGCCTGTTGCTGGTGTCTATCGTAACCTGCTTCTTGGTGCTCAGGCTGCTGTATTTGGCTGGGGTGGTGCTGGGGATTCCAAGTCTACTACGATGGCCTTTGTTCCTTACCAGAAAGATGCAAACCGCTTTATGATGGTTCGTGGCGGTGGTATCTTCGGTATGGCTAAGTCCATCTTTAACTCCGAGGACTACGGCGTGATCGTTGGTTCTTCTTACGGCGCAGCGATTGGTTAATGGAGGTTTAGCAAATGGCGACTGATTTTTACACCAATGCTTTTGCGGATAATCTGAGACTTGCTAAGAGCAAGCTTCTTATCAGTCCGTCTGACGGGACCTACAATATTATTAGGATTCCTAAGTATGCCTTTGTTAAGGCGTTGTGGTTGCAGGTTACTGTGGCTGCTAATGT